ACCGGCAGACCTGTGTCAACCTCAAGGACGGCGTGCTCCAGGACTCCTGGCACGAGCTGAACGAGTACCTGCGCCTGTGTGGTGTGGGTGTCACCGGTGTCGTGCAGTGGGAGGGACAGAACAACGACTTCGCCTGGGAGAGCATCAAGGATACCGCCATCCGTGGAGCTGATTCGATGGCCCATGAACTGGGTCTGCCTGAAGCCAAGGCGGTCACGACCATCAAGCCGTCCGGAACCCTGTCGAAGATCATGGACACGACCGAAGGAATCCACAAGCCGCTCGGGAAGTACATCTTCAACTGGATCAACTTCACCAAGGCAGACCCGCTGGTACCCATCCTGAAGGAAGCCGGATACCGGCACATGGAAAAGCCGTTCGACGACACCGGGATTCTGTTCTGCTTCCCGGTCTCCTACGAGAACGTCGAGTTCGATGTCGCAACGATGTCGAACGGGGAGATCGTCGAGGTCAACCTGGAGAGTGCCGTCAGTCAGCTCGAACGCTACAAGATGGTGATGCGTCACTACGTCGAGCACAACGCCTCGATCACCGTCAGCTACGACCCGAGCGAGATCCCCGAGATCATCGACTGGCTCGACAAGAACTGGGACGACTACGTCGGCGTGAGCTTCCTCTACCGCACCGACCCCACCAAGACGGCAGCCGATCTCGGCTATGCCTACCTCCCGCAGGAAGTGGTCAGCAAGGAGACCTTCCATGCCTATGCCGACACCCTGAAGCCGGTCGACCTGACCAACGCAGTCGCCTCCGACGATCTCTCCGACGAGGCATGTGCAACCGGGGCTTGCCCCATCCGATGAAAGCGAGCCGGGCCTGGGTTCATCCTGGGTCCGGCCAACGAGGATACCGCCTTGAGCAAGAGACGCTCCCAAATTGACGTACCCGCGAAGCATCTCGAACGGGAGTCCTTCTCCCCCCTGACCCCGCTGAACGACAGACAGGCAGCCTATATCGCCGCCATCCTGATGAACCCCCAAGTCGTGGGCCTCGGCCCGGCAGGAACCGGCAAGTCATTCATCGCATCGACAATCGCCGCCGACCTGTTCCGAGCCCGGACCTTCCGACAGATCATCCTGACCAGACCGAACGTGCCTGGTGGTCGGAGCCTAGGGTTCTTCCCAGGAGGGCTGGAGGAGAAGTTCGGACCCTGGGCCGCCCAGATCATCCATGACATGAAGGAGCGGATGGGTGCAGGGCTCTTCGAGCTGGCCCTGAAGCGAGACCAGATCCAGATGGTGCCGTTCGAGGTCATGCGCGGTCGGTCCTGGGACAACGCCTTCATCCTCCTGGACGAGGCCCAGAACACCACGCCGAGCGAGATGAAGATGTTCCTGACCCGGATCGGGATGCACTCCAAGGTCGTCGTCGATGGCGACCTGGAGCAGTCCGACATTGGGGAGTTCAACGGGCTCCAGAAGATGCTGGCCCTCATCGACCTCCACGATCTGCCTGTCCCTGTCGTGGAGTTCGGCGTCGAGGACATCGTGCGCTCCGAGGAGTGTGCCATGTGGATTCGGGCGTTCCGATGAGGTCACGTAACCCCATGATTCGTTATGGGGGTTTACATTAGGGCACCCTATAGACAGCTTCAAAGGAGGCTGAATGTCAAGCAGAAAGCAACCCACAAAGAGCGCCGCGCCGATCATCCCGCTCGAAGTCGTGGAGTATCTGGAGCGCCAATTCAAGCCGCGCCGGATACCGCTGACCATCTCCGATCGGGAGATTTGGTACCAGCAAGGGCAGACGAGTGTCGCCGATCTGGTCCGCGCACAGTACGAGCTACAGCAGAAAGGTCGGGGAGAACTTCCTCGTGCCCTCACCAACCCAGACCACAGAATCGAGGAATAGACACCCATGTGTTCCGCACCGAAAGTCAAAGCCCCCAAGGTCGAGGCTCCGGACATTCCTGTCCCGGCCCCAGCGCCGCCCCCGCCCGCTGATGCGCCTGTTGCCCCGGCCCTGAACGAAGGTGCCCGACGTACCGCGTCTCAGGCCGAGGATCTCAAGGCCAAGCGCAAAGGTACCCGTGGCCTCCGCATCGACCTCCAGATCGGCGGCGCAGGTAACGGCACCGGACTCAACGTACCGCGAGCGTAATCAACTATGAAGCCGCAGAACGAAGCCCAGTCCGGAAAGGCCCGGCAGAGATACCATCAGCTCGAAAACGCTCGGACCCCTTACCTCAACCGGGCTCGGGATGCGGCCGAGCTGACCATTCCATCCCTGGTCCCTCGGGACGACCACACCTCCCACACCGAGTTTCAGACCCCGTTCCAGGGGCTCGGGGCTCGGGGCGTGAACAACCTCGCCTCGAAGCTCCTGCTCGCCCTGCTTCCGCCCAACTCTCCATTCTTCCGTCTGGTCATCGACGACTATTCGCTCAAGGACTTGACCGAGCAGGACGGGATGCGATCCGAAGTGGAGCGCGGTCTGAACCGGATCGAGCGTGCTGTTCAGGCCGAGATCGAGACGATGGCCTTCCGTGTGGATGCCTTCGAGGCATTGAAGCATCTGCTCGTGGCTGGCAACGCCCTGATCTACACGCCCCTGAAGGGTAATGCTCGGGTGTTCCATCTCCCGCGCTATGTCGTGAAGCGTGACCCCGAAGGCAACCTGCTGGAGGGAATCACCAAGGAAGTCGTGGCCCCTGATGTCCTGCCCGAAGCGATTCGCGGCGACGTCAAGCAGAGCATGACCTCCAACGAGAAGACCGTGGATCTCTTCACGCACTTCTACCGCGAGAACGACAAGTTCCTCTGGTACCAGGAGGCCCAAGGCATCCGCATCCCAGGAACCGACGGCAGCGCCCCGGTCGACAAGAGCCCGTGGATGGCCCTCCGGTTCACCAAGGTAGACGGCGAGGACTACGGTCGCGGGTTCGTCGAGGAGTACCTGGGCGACATCGCCAGCCTCGAAGACCTGACCAAGGCCATTGTCGAGGGCTCGCTTCAGGCGGCCCGTGTGGTCTACCTGGCCGACCCAAACGGTCTGACCGACGAGGGAGACTTCGCCGGTGCCGAGAATGGCGACACCATCTCCGGTCGTGTCCAGGACGTGGCGGCCTTCCAGCTCGGCAAGTTCGCCGACTTCCGCACCACGCGGGAGCTGATGAACGACATCACGACCCGGCTCTCGATGGCCTTCATGCTCAACTCCGCGATCCAGCGGCCAGGCGAGCGTGTCACGGCAGAAGAGATCCGCTACATGGCCGGTGAGCTTGAGGATGCCCTCGGCGGCGTTTACTCGATCCTGTCCCAGGAGTTCCAGCTCCCCCTGGTCAACCGACTCATGCACCGCATGGAGCGCCAGAAGCGTCTCCCCGTCCTACCGAAGGGCTCGGTGCGTCCGGCAGTCGTCACCGGTATGGAGGCCCTCGGCCGAGGCCACGACCTCAACCGCCTGTCGACCTTCGTCCGCGAGCTGTCCCCGTTCGGCCCAGAGCTGCTGATGCAGACCATGAACATGCGGGACTTCATCACCCGCGTCGGAACCAGCCTCGGTATCGACATGGACGGCCTGGTCAAGTCGGAAGAGCAGATGGCCCAGGAGCAGCAGCAGAACGCCCTCCGGTCCTTGATCGACAAGCTCGGCCCGAACGCCGTGAATCAGCTCGGCGGCATGATGCAGAACCAAGGTATGCCCGGCGGCGAGCAACCACCCCAGACCCAGTGAGGTATCCATGACCGATCAACCCACACCGACCAAGCCGAAGCGTAAGCCACGGTCGGCCCCTGTCGCCCCCAAGGCAGCGCCTCCCGCTGAACCCAAGGCGAAAGAGGAGAAGATTCCCGAAGGGGTCAAGATCGTGACCTTCGCCGATGGTGCATCCGCCGCCATCAAGACGTTCTAACCAACCGCGAGTAATCCATGACGACCACTGTAACCAACGTCCCACCGACAGAGACCCGCGCACCGGAAGGACACGACGAGGCGATGGCGAAGAAGTTCGACGACGCCCAGAACCTGGGTGCCCCGGACAGCCCGCCCGCGCCCGGCCCCGCCCAGGACCGCCCCGAGTGGCTCCCCGAGAAGTTCAAGTCGGTCGAAGACATGGCCGCCGCCTACAAGGAGCTGGAGTCGAAGCTCGGTCAAGCGCAGACGCCGAAGGAAACCGATCAGAAGCCAGCCGAGACCCCAACGGTCGATGAGGCGAAGACTGCTGTCACCAATGCAGGGATCGACTTCGACGCCCTGTCGTCCGAGTTCAACGAGAACGGCGGTCTGACAGACGCGAGCTACCAAGCCCTCGAAGCGAAGGGCTTCACCCGTCAGGTGGTCGACACCTGGATCGCCGGGCAACAGGCCATCGTCGGACAGATGCAGAACCAAGTCTTCGAGGTTGTCGGCGGTCAAGAGACCTATGAGGCCATGACGACCTGGGCCGCCCAGACCCTTCCCAAGGAGTCCATTGATGCTTACAATGCTGCCGTAGATGCAGGTGCTGCGTCGGCAAAGCTCGCCGCTCAGGGCCTACTCGCACAATACCGGGCTGCCGTAGGCAATGAGCCTGGTCTTGTTT